CAAAAACAACACAAAAACAAATAATATTATTCGGAAACGTATAATATTATTAGTATTGCCTCTGAACAAAATAATAACCATGATTTTTTGCAATGTCAAAATTGTTGCACATATAATTCTCGTGAATAAATAACATAACACTTTCAGGTCTGTTATAAAATAAATATTTATATTCTTCTTTATTAAAAATTGCCGATATGACAACTTCTTCTGGAAAATAAGATAAAAATGGCGTTCCAAGTTTAACCATTTTATAATATTCATCTATAAATCTTTGTATTTTTTCGCTTTTCATATTTATTCCAAAAACAACGCTGCACACATTAATGCTATTAACCAAATTTCCATTAGTAATATTGTTTATAATATCAATAGTTTCTTTGAACACAGAATTTTCATAAGTTGGAATTCCTGGAGAATAAGGCCAAAATTGTCTAAAAATAGCATCGTCGTTGTCTAATATTTCAAATAAATTCTTAGGATTGTTAACTGCATAACAACCAGCGTCAATCCAAATTACTTTTTCAAATCCAAGTTTTTCCGCTTCTAACATCATAAATATTTTAAAACAATATGGAACAGCCGCATATTTCATTTCATTTCCTCTAGGAGTTGGAAATCCTCCATTGAATAAATAAAAATAACCATTGAAACCAACCTTTTCAAGAGATTGTTGAATCTGAGACGCCTTCATCGCTCTATCATTTGTCAAGTTTGTTGTGCAACAAACAAAACACTCTTTTTTATTTCCGCCGTCTCCTATTTTATATAATATTTTTGATGGATATATATTATTTTCAACGTCAATTAACTTTTGACAGACACCTTTGCTGCATCTATCAACTACAATATCTAATGAAAATATGTAGTTTTGGTCATTGTGTGGATATTTGTTTTTAATCATATTAATTACGAACTCCTTTTTATTTTCTAGTTTTTTTTGTATTTCAATTAATTCATCGTTGCTGTAGTGGAGCTTGTCTGGAATGTCTAATAAAAATGGATTTATCACATTTTTTTGTATTGAATTATTCTCTGAAAAATGTGAGTTTTCCTCTAAGATTTTAGTAAAATCGTCAAAATCAAGAGGCGTCATGCAATGGCAAGAAATAAGAGTATTAAGGTTAATAATATTATTGCAACACATAAATAGACCAACTCCTTTGTGATGAACAATGCCTTTATAATTGCATCCAAAAAACTGTTGTTTATTTTCAACAATCTGCAAATCTTCTCCAATAATATTTTGTAGATAATAACTTAATGCAACGTCGCACGCGGGAATTAAATCACCGTGATTACTTTCAATGCATATTTTTTCCCACTCTTCTTTAATAGTTGATAAACCTGAATAAATTTTACTCAAACACACGCTTGTTATTATGAAACCTGCTCCTCCACAATGAAAATAATAAGGTTTATTTTTTAGAGTTCTAAAATCTCCGTGTCCACCAATATACATATAATTTTTTGAGTCAAACTTATCAACGTATAATAGTAATTGGTCAATATTTATGTAAGTGTCCGTTCCGCAACAAAATACAAAATCCACATTAAAATTGTTGTGAATGTATTGCAATCCTAAATTTTGTTTATCTATGGCCGATTGATAGTCGTTTCCAACGTTTTTCAAATATATATATTTAGAATCATCCTTCAATTCAGTCTCCTCTTCTCCTAAGAAATATAAGACCTTGACATTATTTTCGGTTGCGCGTTTTCCCCAGGTTGTCTCAATCTTAAGTATTTCATTTTTATATTCTTCAATAGTGGCGCATGCAAAAACGCACACCACTAACTTAAAATGTTCTTTACATTCGGGTTCTGAATCCGACGCCATAATAATAATACTAATATTTCACTATGAGATTTTAAATTGTATTTTTTAAATTTATATAAAAATATAATTAGCATAATGTAATATAAGGTAGTTAAAATAAAATGGATATTGACAAATTGTTAAAAGCATTGGATAATGAAGAGAATTCCAAATTTTTGAACTTGAACACGCAAAAAATAAATGAAATGAAAAAGGAGATTTTAAGCGAGCTGCACTTATCAAAAGAAGAAATAAAAGGGTTATTACAGAAGCTTAAAGAATACGCTTATGTAGATGAGATGACAGAACTTCGTTATGGGGCTTTTGTAAGATGGATTCCCATAAAAGATCCGGAAAATGTTCATTTGGCGGCTGGAGGAATTTTATGCGAAATAAATGTTACAGACGAGGGCATTTCTCTCACGTGCAAGAATTTTGCGAATAAATATTACCGAATAAAAATGGAAGAGTGCCTTATTTTCCAAAAGTTGACAAGCCAAGAATTAGTTTTATTATCAGCACTAGATCACCTTTCCAAATAATAAATACAAAAAATAATATTTTAACCATGGCGATGCTTCTTCGTTTTATTGCATCCGCAGTCTTTGAATAATCCAGGAATAAATTTGCCCATTTTGATAAAAGTGATTTCAACTGGTTTTAGGCCACGTTTAACCGTTGAAACTAATTTTCCGCTATTGTAATATTTAACGCTCTTGTGGCCTCTCCCTTTTTTAACAAGAACTCTTCTGACAGTTTTTTTGCCACCAGACTGATGAATCTGAGTATTGGAGTAGTTAAACTTCTTATCCGCCATTTATATATTTTGCCGAGAAAAAATAAATAAATGATTATAATATAGAATATAATATGAGCGAGTTTTACGTGCACTTGTTTCACATTCTAATTGTTGGCACCCTTTTTTTATATGTAGGAATTAAATCAACAAATACGCCTGCATTTATGTATCCGATTTTGCTGACTCTCGGCGTTATCATTGTGTTTTATCACATGTATAAGACGTATCTTAAAGTTAACGCTGGCAAAAATCCATGGGTTAATTTGTTTCACATATTTGTAGTTGGTCCCCTCTTAATTTACATTGGATACAATAAAGAAGCAACGCCCAGACAAGCCTACGAGTTTTTATTGATGTTGGGTTTTGCGTCAATTGGCTATCACGGTTACTACGCAATAACTGGAGACAAATAACTCAACAGTTGCCATTAATCCATTTTTTTGTAACAACCGCTTCCACACTTTCCAACGCGCCTTCAGTCCAACCTTGGTTCATACTAATCATTTCTCCAACAATAAGCATTCCTGGCATTGGATTCTGAGCTTCCTTTATAAACTCCCTACGGTTCTTAAATGGCGCTCTTAACGGGTCGTAATAATGCGTTCCAATTGGCCAATAGTAATCCTTAATAGCAATTAAATCAAGTGAGCCCTTAGGAATTGCGAGAGATTCTTCCAACAACTCGCAAAAATATTCTCTATTTTTTGGTGTATTTTTAAGCCTGTCTTTTAAAACCTTCGCGTCTTCATTGTCCGAATACGCAATCATATAGACGCCTTTTTTTTGATCCATTGGTATTATTTTTTTTAGAGGACCGGGAACAATTGTAATTCCTGAAACATTTTGTTTCATAATCTCGGCAGAAGCCTTTGTGAATTTACCGTATAGACGTAAAAAGGTTTGCCCATGAATTTGTTGATAGATGCTATTTTTATAATCAGCTCCTACAATAAGATTTTTAACGCTAGTTATAGTAGTTGCCATTATAACTTTTTTACATGAATAAGACGCCCCGTTATCAGTATAAACGACAAAATTGCAAGGCGCTGCATTCTCAATATCAATTACGTCACTGGAAACGCGAATATTCTTAACTCCTATCTTTTTTGCTATAGTTTCAACGAGTTCTTTCCAAGGAATGTGAAGTGCCGTCCAACTATTGTAATTGTCTTCAAACCCATAATTATAAAAGGTATCATAAGCGTCTTCATTTTCATAGTCAGTGTACTCTGAACAAACTGTAAAATTCTTATAAAGTTTTTTACCTAGGATGGGTAGCGCGAATTCTTTGAAAGTTTTCCCCGGGGCGGGGTTTTCTTTAAATTGTTTTTTTAATATATTAAATACATTTTTGACGTCGCATGGGGGTGAAATGGTTTGCGCGTAATTATGCGAAAGTTGGAACTCATTATATGGTATTTTGAGTTCTCTCAAAAGTTGAATTAAGAGATGGTCTTTCTCTTTGCGACCAACGCCCGCGCCAGTTACAACTTGGGTTCCTTGAAACATTTCGTTGCTCATTCGGCCGCCCAACCATTGTTTTTTATGGCGTTCAAGAACTAACAGTTTGGTTTCAGGTGCCATTTTTAGAATTTTATAGGCGCTGTATAACCCGGCAATACCTCCTCCAATAATAATGATATCATATTTATTTTGCACTTGCATATAAATATAATAGATAATAATCTGATCCCAAGTTTAACGCCTTTTTTGCGTCTTTTTTTTGCCGATTTTAAGTTTTCTTACAGTCTTAATTAGATTGATTTTTCTGCCGTTTTTGCATTTAAACTTCCCACGCGACAAGCCTTTTCTATTTAAAACGGTTTTTGTGCAGACGCCGATGGCGCGCGATTCGTTTTTCGGGCCACCAACCTTTTTAATGCAAGAACATAATTTTTTGGCTAAAATCCCTTCTGCTTTATGTTTTAATTCTTCGTTCTTTTTCGGAACGTCTACCCCGTAATAAGTTAGTATTTTAGAATAATCGGATTTTGTAATTGTATAAGGCATTTACTTGGAATTAGATTTAGATTAGGCAAATATTTTTATTTTTATTTTTATTGGTTTAAAAAATAAAAATATAAAAGGTGCTAATATTATGGAATTTGTTTCTGAAGAAAAGGATTCGTTGAGCAATTCGTCTGATGATCAAGACACAGATTATAACTTAGCCGATTTTGTTGGCGAAGAAGAATACTTGAAATACTATACGGAAGATGAAAATAATGAGTCTGATGAAGAGGAATTAATAGAAGATCCCATAATTCATTACGTTGAAACTATAAACGCGGATTATGCTAAAAGTGAAGACGAAGACGAAGACGAAGTACAAGTAGAAGAACCCGAAGTACTAGAAGAACCCGAAGTACTAGAAGAACACCAAGTAGTAGAAGAACCCGAAGTAGTAGAAGAACAACAAGTAGTAGAAGATCAACAACTAGAAGAAGAACCAGAAAAAGAAATGGTTTCACAGAATAGCATAAAAATCCCAAAAAGAATATTTCAAACCCATAAATCAATTCAATATATTCAAACCAAACCCAATATAAGAAATGCAATTAATTCTTGGAGGCGTTTTGTTCCTGAGTTTGGGTATCATTTTTATACAAATGAAATGTGCGATGAATTTATGAAAACCGAAATGGTTGAAGAATTTGGCAGTGAAATATACGACGCTTACAATAGACTTCCTCTCGCAGTAATGAAAGCCGATTTGTGGAGATACTGCATTATATATAAATATGGTGGAATATATGCTGATGCAGACACTATTTGCGTATGTGATCCAAACGTTTTAACTAGATACGAGACGCAACTTGTTTGCTCTCCAGAATCGGGCAATATGCATTTGTGTCAATGGTGTTTCGCGGCCCCTGCAAATTCCCCAATATTAAAGTCTATTATTGAATTGTCGGTTAAAAGAATTTTAACCATTAAAGAAATTAGAGGAGAACACGTAATTCATTATTTAACTGGCCCCGGAGTTTTTACAGACGGGATTGAAAAATATTTGACTGAAAATAATATGCGAACTTTTAGTGATAAAAAGAAATATTACAACTATAAAAATCCAACAATGATATGTTTCCTGTACGAAAGATTTCACAAAACAATGATACATCATTTGTTTGCAGGAGGAGAACCCGATGGTTGGGGTCAAGAACGTTTTAATAAATTATTGTAAATCATTTGTAAATTCGTCTTAGCATCCACAAATCTGAATAGTGCATTGTTTTTTTATTTTTGTCTTGTTCATAGTAATAACCGTTGTACATTTTAAGGATAGACACATTATTATAAAGAATAAATTTATCTCCAGTTGGAACATTCCATATATGCTCAAGTTCAATGTCTTTTCTCTCTTCGTGTCCAAAAAATTTGGCAACAAGACCCGGACCAGTGGGGTCAACGCAACTCCACCCGTAATATCTATGGTTTACGTTGTCAATAATTTGATTTATGCATTTAAGACATATTTCATTTTTTGGCATAACCGCTATAAGAGCGTTATATATGTTGCGGCCATCGGCGTCTATAACCCAATGCTCCTTCTCAGTGAGCTCAATAAAGTGAAATGTGTTTATGCAGTCATATTTTATATCTAAATATATGCCACCATTAATATACAATACGCAATAACGCCATAAATCAGCCTTATAAGCCCCGGGAATTAAGCTGTCAAACGCATTTAATACATTGTTGTCAAAATTTTTAGCAATAAACATTCTGCAATCGTTATCGTCAAACAAAAAATGTTCAAATCTTGGATGAGACTTTTTCAAGTGTTCAACTGATTGTTTCATGCGCTCAGGCAATTCTTTAGTGTGCCACGTCTGATAAATTTTTAAAGGAATAATACTTTTATATTCAGTCTTTTTATTACTCTTATAATTTTTAAGTCGTTGAAATTGTCGTGTTAATAAAGCCAACTTTTCTTCAGCCAGTTCCTTAACATTTTTTTGTGGTGAAAAAATGTCTGTGCCAATCTTCCCAGATAACATGATTATTATTGTTATAACATAAAATAAATTGCAATAAATAACTATTTTACTGATTTTTAATATATACAACTATTTTAGATGCTGCTTAATAAAACAAAAATAGTTGTATTTGACCTGGATGAAACCCTGGGATATTTTGTGGAGTTGGGAATATTCTGGGATTCATTGCACAATTATGCTAGATCTATAAATGCTGACACTAAAGGCATATTTACACAAGAGTACTTTAATGGCGTGTTAGATATATTTCCCGAATTCATTCGCCCAAACATTTTGGCTATGTTGCAATTTGTAAAGATGAAAAAAATAACTAGACAATGCCAAAGTGTTATGATTTATACAAACAATCAAGGCCCAAAAGAGTGGACCTATTTCATTAAAAATTATTTTGACCACAAACTAAAATACAAATTGTTCAATCATGTTATATCCGCGTTTAAAGCAAATGGGAAGCAAATTGAGTTTTGTAGAACATCTCACGATAAAACAATAAAGGATTTTATGCGTTGTTCTAAAATGCGTGAAAATATAGAAATATGTTATTTGGATGATACTTATTATCCAGGCATGAACACAGACGAAGTTTATTATATTAAAATAAAACCATACGTTTACGATTTAGATTTTGATTCCATGATTGAACGCTTTATAAAGAGCCCTGCTTCTAAAAAATTAATATCTGATAAGGATGGCGAAAAGGAAAGAGAAAGAGAAAAAGAAAAAGAAAAAAGTTTTTCAGAATTTATGAAAGAAAATATGAATAATTATGAGTTCGCTTACATTGAAAAAAATAAAGAAGAGTATGAAATAGATAAAATAGTAGCAAAAAAAACTATGAACCATTTGCATTTTTTCTTCAATAAAAATAAAAAAAGAACTTCTCCACCATCGTCTGGGAACAAAAAAACTCTGAAAAACCGAGTTTACAAATCAAAGACTAAAAAGAACCGTTAAACCTTGGGAACAGTGTTTTGAAATATATTCTTAGCGTTATCCAAATATTTCGTGAGTATTTGATTAACTGCACTAGTTGTAAATAAAAAGATTCCAGCGCTAAAAGATATTTTCCTATCCAATTCAGTAAACTGCACGCTTCTAAAAGGGTTAAATCTCCACAACAAAAATAAACTGATGTAAATTTTTACATAGTAGTCTAATGTTTGCAAATATTGTGGCGCGCTTCTGAATATTCCCAGAGCAAACAAAATGTATAACAAGTAACTAGAACCGATAAAAATATTAAACCAAAAATCCTGAATTTTATAAAGACTCTTGTTAACTTCCATAATAATCTTATATTACAGTGCGAATAAATAATAAATTAAGTTTATTATTTGTTTTTTTGTTTGTTTTTGTTTGTTTTTGTTTTTTTACTTTCTATCCTTCCACGTCTTTTATTTATTTATTCTCTTTGAAGATCCAGAGCTCGTTTTTATGTCGCGCGAGTTTACCTTCTTCACAAACTCTTGCTGTTCTTCTAGAGTTAATGACGGTAATATTCTGTAATACTTGGCTATGCCATTTTCAGGGTTCAAAGTTTCACATATGAGATTATTTACTATCATCTTGTCGTGTTCCTCCATTAAAACATTATACAACACTTCCCCATTGTATGGAACTTCGTTGACATTGGGGAACTCATTAACAAACGCCTTGGCTTTTCTCATTTTCCCATTATAGAATATTCCGTGATCCTTGCTAATGATAGTCTTTTCGCAAGGGATATTATTTCCTAGCGCATTCTTTTCAAAGAATATCAAATAATTATCGGGATGGATGGTTTGTGTAACAGCTAAAATTGTCTTCTTGCGAATTGTGTGCTTCTCAGGATTAATTTTATCAATGGCTATCAACCCTTGATCGGTTCTAATTGGCGTATCAGCGGGAAAACAAGTATTTGATATTACGCGTGGAAATGCAGAAAATAAATTTGAAACCGCGTTGTAATTATCAGTAACCCTAATTGATGCAGTCATTTTAAGACGAGACGATAGATTAACACGAAGCAATGTATTTCCGCATATATCAAATTGAGAACTGTTAAAGGATTGATAAACTGATCCAGCGTTAACAATTTCAACCAATTTTAAATTCAAAAAACTAGTTCCAGTTATGAATAATGAATTTGAAGAATCCGTGGTTGCCGCCGTAATGACAGGAGGAGATTTTGGGTAAGTTGATAGATTGACAGTTTGTCTTAAAACTGCTGTAGAGCCCGCATATAATGTTATTGTGTTTACGAGAGACAATGCGTTCAATGACGCTATTATTAGAGTGTCGCTTTTTGAAACAATGTTAGCCGAAACATCATTTACAGCAAGATCTGTAGTTTGATTTAAATAAGTTCCAGAAATATTAATCGTTAAATTGGCAGATGAATCAATTTGAACGCTTGAAATGCTGGGTTTCGTGGTTAATATTGGGGTCGTCAATTGGTATGTATCAGACGAGTTGCCAAAAATATCAGAAACTAAAACGCTTGATACTTGCGTGTTTGTTTCAAAATAAGCAACTATTAAATTGTTGTTTACAATTTTAAACGAAGTTGGCTGCGTAGTTCCATTAATAGTAATAATCGCAGCGTCCATAAAATTGGTTCCGCTAATGTCTATATAATTGTTAGAATTATCGGAGAAAACCGCTGAAATGACTGCGTTTGGTAAAGGATAGGATAAGACGCTGGTAAATCCAGCGGCTCTTAAAACCGCGTTATATGATGCATCTTGAGTGGTGGTTTTGGGATAACGACCAACTACAACGCTCTGTTGCGCGCTGGTCAATAAAGTACTCACCGTTATTTTCGGAGGAGTTGGATATGTAAAATAAACATTTTTAAAATTGTTTGCGTTATCAAATGGAAGATATCCAAAAGTTACTGAAGAACTATCTACAGTAATACTTATCAAATTTTTGCAACTATAAAAAGCATTGTCCGTGATTGTTGTGACTGTGCTTGGCACCTTGTAAGACGCGTTTACATTCCCTTCCGGACATTTGATCAACGTGGTTTTAGCTTTATTAAACAAAACACCAGAACTGTCGCTGGAATAATACACGTTTGATGGGTCAACCGAAAAGCTTGTCAGTTTCGGGCAATTAAAAAATGCGTTGCCGGTAGCGATGCTTGAAGTTGCTGCTGGAACTGTAAAACTTGTCAAATTTGTACAATTGGAAAATGCGGTGTAGTTGATGGTTGAAACTGTCGCAGGAAGGCTAATGCTTGTCAAACTAGTGCAATAAGAAAATGCGCTTTGACCAATAGTTGTAAGAGGCCCTAGAATAGTAACCAACGATAAAGCTGTGCAACCAGCAAAGGCGTTGTCTGGAATATATGTTACAGATGCTGGTAACACAATGCTTGGTAAACTAGAACAATTTTGCAATATAGGACAACTTGCCAAAGAAGCTGACATAACAAAACTAGTTAAATTGCCACAATTTTGAAATGCGCTACCGTGAATGCTTGTAACGGAGTTTGGCATAACAAAACTGGTCAAAGAGCCGCATTGAGAAAATGCTCTATCGCCAATGTAAGTTATACTGCTGGGTATAACAACAGTTTTTATGCTGCCGCAAGAATAAAACGTAAGATCTGGGATTTTTGTAAGTGTATTGGGAAAAGTGAATTGACTAATAGTTTGTGACTGGCCAAACATTCCACCTCCCATACCTTTATAATTTTTATATGATGCAGCGGTCCTGTCGCTATCTAAAAGATTGCTTGGCAAAACGCAACCTAAAATATTAGAGCGATTAAATATGCCATAATCTGACATATTTGTCACCGAATTTGGAATAACAATGACCGACGACGGGCAGTAGCACTGGTAAAATGCTTGTGAATATATAGCTGTTACCGTTGAAGGAATTGTAATGCCCTGGTTAAAAGATGCATTAAAAAACGCGTTTCCGCCAATTGTTGTAACAGTGTACGTCGTTCCATTATAAGTTACTGTGCTGGGGATAACTACAGGGTTTGCATAGTATCGTTGATTCCCCGAATCAAGCATAGCTGTATTATTAGTAGAATCCAAAGTATAACTAAGAGAATTTCCGCATGCGTCCGTGAAACGTTGTGACATTATGATATATACATATATTTTTTTGTTTGAAATATATATATTTAACTAAATTCTAAATTAGTCGCTTTTATTTATTTCAGAGTAAATGGTTAAAGTTCTAGCACTGGCATCTTTCGCATTAACATACCGAGGCATCCAAAAATATGGAACAACGTTTCCCAACCCATAATAGCTCGTCTCAAAAATTCCGCGATAATAACGCTTTTCTTCTGTGTCCGGGTCATTCAAATCATATTTTGCGTTAAAAACAGACTTTGCGTTAAAAACAGACGCATGCGACGCAATCCCTTCTTGGATAATCTCATACAAAGACCGAGTTGTTTTACTAACGCCATCGCTAAACGCCTCTTTGGTTCTCCATAAAACACACTTTGGTAGTAACGCACTCCCTTGAGAATCCAAATAATTCTCTTCGCTAAAAGCGCTTCTAAGCAAAAATTTCTCGCATTGGTTTTTCCCCTTGTGAAACCGAAGATTTGGATGAATACTCAAATATTTTTGCACCCATGTTCTATCCAAAAACGGTGTCCTAGGTTCCAAACCATGCGACGAAATGCATTTATCAGACCTCAACACGTCAAACGCATGTATGTCTTTTAAAAGACGCCTGCACTCTTTATCAAATTCAATCGCGTCTGGTGCTGCGTGCATATAAAGATAACCGCCACACAATTCATCGGATCCGTCTCCATTAAAAATGACCTTGGCGTCGCTATTTGCTGCAATATATTTCCCCAACAAATAATTTCCAATACTCGCTCTCACTGTGGTAGTATCATAACTCTCAATGGCGTAAATAACATCAGGAATGGCTTCAATAAAGTCACTTTCCTTCAACAAAATTTCAGTGTGATTTGTTCCCAAATAATCTGCGACAACGCGCGCATATTTCAAGTCCTCTGATCCTTCTAATCCAATACTGAATGTTTCAAGCGGCTTATCTGAATTCTTCTTATGACATTCATTTACAAGAGAAGTAATCAAACTACTATCTAGCCCACCCGAAAGCAAACAAGCTATCGGTCTTTCTGTAATTAGAACTCGCTTTTTAACAGCCTCCATCAAATAATATTGAATGTCTTTATAAACTCTTTGCAAATCGCAATCTGTCTCGGAAACAACGCTTGAAAACCCAGTTGAATGATACGCGTGGTACTCTTTTTTCAGTTGCCATTTTGGCGAAACTTTGTACTCCATTACAAATTTGGAATAAGTGCCTGGCTTGAAGTGTTCAACGCAATGGTTGGGTAGTTCTTTAGCGAATTCAGATAGAACTTTCAATTCTGAAGCATAACTATAAATGTTTTTCCCGTGATCATTCTCTGACACCTGAAGACCATCTGCGGGTCTCAACACGTACAACGGCCTAACCCCATAAGGATCCCTAGCCAAATACATTTTTCCAGCCGGAAGATTTATGCTAACGTCGCAAAGAACAAATGCAAAAACCCCGTCTAACATTTGCAGCGTCTGTTTCATCCCGTATTTGTTATATAAATGAATAATAACCTCGCAATCCGATTGGGTTGTCGGTTCTACACCCATCATTTTATAGAGCTCCTTATAATTGTAAATCTCGCCATTGCAAATTAACGCGACGCTTCCAATGACAATTGGTTGGTTGGAAACTTCGTTTAACCCGTTAATTGCTAGTCGATGAAAACCCAATAAACACATTAGAGCAAAGTTGGTCAGTTTAGAGAATTCCGGACCACGCCCCCGACCTTTAACAAACTCATCTTGAATAAACTTCTGTTTAAATTGTGTGTCATTGTTAAACAATGCGAAAATCCCACACATACCTTGTCTCCATTAATTAATCCAAATTTCTTTATATCTGTTTTACACATTTTAGAGAAGTATAAGAAAATAAATTATATTCCAGTATATTAATAATGACGACACAAGGTTTTAGAGAATGTGCTTCCCAAATAACAAATTCCACAAATACTCGCATATATGACAGAAATATTCCATCGCACATGTTACAGCCATATCTGAATGTTAGACCCGTGATGACTAAATATTCTATTATGCCTATTGTTGACCCAAGAGCTCCCGCAAACGTTCCTGTTGTTCAACAACCTGTTTATAGCACAAATGAGGTTTTTA